TAGAGATTTTCGGGAATCTAAGGATGGCAAAGTACCAAATTTTGAGAAACCGCCACAGGTAAATTACAAAGAGGATGATAAAGGCGTGCACGTTATCAAACTTGAAGAATCACCTGTAAAAGTAGAAGTTAAAAAAGTTGATACCTCAAAATTCGTCCGATACGGAGAGCTTAAAGCGAGACTTTTTAATGATAGTGGTGAATTGAAGAAAATCATTAAGAAAGAACAAAAAGAGCAACAAGCTCAATTATTAACCGAGTTCAACGAACTCAAGAAACAAATAGAGGTATAAAATGTCAGTAAACGCATATCAACAGCACACATCTTATTTTATCGAATCCACAGTCCCTACCAATGGTGTCGGCGGTAAATGGGGACAAGACGGATATACTTATGGTGTTACCGACACATCTGCGGTATTAGCGAATACAGCAAACGCACTTGTTAGTTATCCTTTTGGTTATAGAGCCGCTTCAATAGCGACTAAAACCGTTGCGGTAAACACAGTTCCAAGAAATCATTTTTCGGGAACAAAATTCCTTTGCGGAATGAACGTAATTGTAGCTTATGACGATGTTGCAGCTGTTCTTTCGGTTTCCGCTTCTTACGATGGTACAAATTGGGTTGATGTAGATACATTAATCGCTGATACAACCCCAAATGTTACTGGAGTAAAACAAGAAATGGCTGATTTATCAACTACCTATGCACCGTATTACAGACTCACATTCAATTCGAGTGGTTTAAATTGCGGTACATCCGGAACAGCGAAATTCTTTTATTGCGTTCCTAATCCTTCTTAATTCATTGGGGGCGTTTAGCCCCCTTAAATAAAGGTGATTCATGGCGACAGGTGATTTGGCAAAGGCTTTGAAAGCAAAAGTAAGAACCTCTTTAGACGAAAGTGTAGAGGGTTTTTGGACTGATGCTGAAATTTATAAAGCGTTAAATGACGGGCAAAAAGAAATTGCTAACCTTATTTTGACGATGTATAAACAAAGAAGCAAAATAACCAACAATGAAAAACTACCGGAAGTTCTAAGAGCTTTATTGGCAACTACTACTACCCAAACGGGAACTCAGAATCTTCCTGCTGATTATTGGACTTACTTAAATTTATACATAACCACTACAAATATCCCAATTTATGTTCGTGGAGACGGTGTAGATAGACACCAAAGGCTCAATACTTACTTGGTCAGTTCGTCAACACAGCCTTATGTCTCTATTTCGGGGACACAGGTGGTGCACGAAACAGGTTCTTTGGCTTGGATGATGGATTATTTGAAAGTAATTACCGATATGAGTGATTCAGTTGATCCCGTACTTCCTGAAATGGCTTATAACGCAATAGTGAGTTATGCAATAGCTTTCTTATTAAACAAAGACGAAAACCCAAGAGCAAGTCAAGAGTTCCAAACATTTTTTACATTAACCCAAACTTTATATATATAGGTGAGATATGGCGGCAACATTATTACAATTAAGAGATGAATTGATTCTAAGAGCAGATGTAAGAAATCATCCGCAATTCCCCACTCTTAGATTAAATAGGATTATAAATCACTCTGCAAGATACGTCCAGACTCAACTTAATGGTTTGGGAATGAAGAAATGGGAAACGTCTATTGCAACAGGAACTTTAAGTGCAGGTACTTTTGGTGCTGTTAGTTCAAAGACTTTCTTGGTAACTGTTTTAACAGGTATGTTGGAAAGTCCAGCATCAATTAGATTTATTGAGACTACTGATGGTTCTACGGGTAAAGGATTAGCTTATCCAATAGATGAGGGTGTGTTCCATGAACAACTTTCTAATACATATCTTGCGCCTACTTTAACTAAACCAGCTTTTGCAAGGATTTCAGGTACTATACACTTAGCACCGACTACCATTACAGGCGGTACGGTACATTATTATAAATGTATTACCGATTTAAGTGCCGATGGAGATATTACAGAAATCCCTACTGAATTTGAGGATTTTATCTTACAAAAAGCTATTATTGAAATTGAAGCTGATTTGAACAGAACCGAGAATAAAGAGAATAAAATTCAGGCTTTAGAAGCTAACTTAGCTACCGTTTATGCTAAATTTAATGGCAAACAAGCTGAATTAAACAGAAATGCGGCGACTACTAATGCTAAATTAGGATAGGTGAAACATGACCGTACAAGATATAAGAGATGATTTTGTAGTAAAGTATAAAGTAGAGTGCCAGAAACGAGGCGCAAAAGAAATACAGTTTGGTGATAAAGTAATTGCCAAATATATTTCCGAAGCTCAACAGGACATTCAAAGACGGCATAATATTCTAAGTGGTGAATATACTTTGATAATGGTAGAAGATGAATTTACCTATGAACTGCCATCTGATTGTTCTAATATAACCAAGATTACCATTGATAACGTGCCTTTGGATAGGGTTAATCTTGCCGAAATGCAAGATATTGTAACCGCAAGCGGTACACCGACAAGATATGCAATTAAACTAACCGATGCACTTTCAGTCCAATTTGATTTAAGCGAAGCAGATAAAGAATTAACAGTTTATTATGATGTTGACACGAACTTTGCTTCTGATTCTGATAATGATTGGGGCGGATTTAATGGTAAGTTTTATGGCAGTTTAAGGATTCCACAGAGATACAATAAAGCCGTTGTACTTTATATGTTAGCTGAAATGTTTGATGATATTGTTATGAAGTATGAAAAAGAATTAGCCTCTTTAAGAGAATCGCAATATAGAAATAGAACCTCTACAAAATATTCAATGGGTGGATATTAATGGATTTAATCCTTAAAAATGTTAGTGGAGTAAACGAAGCACAAGACCCTGAAAGTTTGAAAGAAACCGAAGTAACGGTTTTGAAAAATCTTGTACTTAACAAATCTATTGGCAAACCTACCAAAAGAGGCGGGTTAAATATATTTAATTCTAATTCCACTACCGGACTTTATTCATTACACGATGTTGCTGATGGAAGCGGAAATAACTTATTAGTTGGTGCGGTTGGGACTACATTCCAGAAATCTTCTGCGGGTACAGGTGCATGGAGTTCGATTAAAACCGGACTTACAACAAGTTTAAAAACAAGAGTACAGGCATATAATAACTTACTTTATGTAACCAACGGTACAGATGCTCCTTTTGTAACAGACTTTACAAGTTCTTATTCTTTTAGCGTGGTTAAACCAGATACAAGCGGAGTTACTTCTACAAACAATACAAGAACTGGATTAACACCAAATGCGGTATATTATTGGTGCTTAGTTTATGTAACCTCAACAGGTGATTATTCAAATCCTTCTGCTCCTTTTACTCATTTTGCGGGAACGGGTATTTATAGCGTAAACACAACATATCCCTCTGTCAATTTTGCGGCACTCCCTGTTAGTAGCGATACGAGAGTAGTGCGAAAGTTAGTTTTTAGAACAAAGGCAAATGAGAATATATTTTATCTCTGCCAGAGTATAGATAATTCAGCTACAACGTGGACGGACTCCAACCCAGATACAGCTTTAGACTTATCTGAATATATAACTTTAACCAAAACCGTAAGCGTAGGAAAGTATATAACCGCACATCAAGAAAGAATTTGGCTTGGGAATGTTACGGTAAATGATTTTGTACCCGATATGGTTTATGGCACTGTAAGTTCAATGGGCGCTACTACCGGATATTCTTTTCGGGGCAGTATAGCGGTTGGAGAGGGTTCTTTAGTTTCTGGAACTTATATTTACAGAATAGTTTATATTGATGCAACAGGGAAGGTATCGGGTTATAGAGCAACACCCTCGTTATCTGTTTCAACAAATGATAGTGTGTATTTTTATAATGTTCCTGTTCCAATGCAGGCAGAATATCAAATAAAACTTTACCGCTCTAAAGATGGCGGGGCTTATTATTATCTACCTATTGACCCTCGTTATGATGGAGATACAGGAAGCGTAGCGGTTACAGCAGATACCATGCCCGCAGTTACTTCGAGCACAACATCTTATAAAAGTGCTGTTTTATATTCAGAGATAGGGAAACCCTCTCAAATAAACGAGATTAACATAACACAAGTTACACCTGATGATGGGGATGAAATAACGGGTATTTTAGACGAAACAGATGGCGTGTTGGTTTTTAAAAGAAACTCAATAGCAAAAATATATACCTTTGGCAGTCCATTAAATTGGAGAATACAGACTCTTTCGAGTCAAATAGGTTGTGACGACCCAAACTCAATTCAGAAAGTAGGCAATAGGATATATTTTAGGTCTAACAAACAAGTTTACCGTTATCCAGACAGAATAAATATTCCGGTATCTATACCTAAAAAAACAACCTTATTAGATATAACATCTAAAGATTCAGCCTATTCAAACTACTATCAATGGTATATTTTAATAGGCACAACAAGCACTTCTGTAAATAAAGTTATAATTTATGATGAACTATTGGAAAGTTGGTATGAGTTTGATTTTCTTGGGAATATTGCCAATTTATCAGTAGTCGAAAAAACGGTTGGAAGTACAAATAAAGGGACTTTACTTTTCGGCGGGACTTATGTATTAAAGTATGACGAAAGTATTAGCGTAGATTATGAAGCTGTTGCGACCACAAAAGAAATAGTTCCGACTTTAACGTCAAAGACCTATACAATGGAAGACCCAACAGTTTTATTTAGACCAAGAGTTTTATTTGTAGATTACAAGAAAAAAGACGACCAAACGGCTACTTTCACACTATCGAATCCAGAAGAAAGCGGACAGACTTTAGCGAATACAGACTCTACAAACTCAACGGTTTCGAGTGATTACAAGAACTACAAAATAGTTACTGATGCAATGACCGCAGGAGCAACACAGTTCAAATATGGTGATAAATTGATTTTTACGGCTTCCGGTGCTGGAATAACAGAATTAAATGCCATGAGATTCCAATACAGAACCATAAATAGAGGCAGACGTGTACAGTAAATATTCCCCAATATTAGAATCGGGCAAGGCAAAGCCTTTATTAAAATCTATGGTAGATAAGACGCCGTTTATTGAGACTTTACCAAGCGGGAATGTTAATTTCCTCTATGCTTTTAATGGGAATTGGTTGAAACTAAATCTTAATTCAGAGGATGAAGCAAGATTTAAGAAAGTTGGGATAGGATTAAATGTAACAGACCCAATTACTTATGACTTGACTTTAGGAAATGGATTACAGTTTGCAAATCCGGCTTATTCAGCAGGGAATTATAAATTTGACGGCGTTGGTTATCTTTTAGATTATGACAATAAATTTAGCGGAAAGAGTTATCTCGAATTAGATAATTTGCTCGTTCGAGGCAATTTAACCGTATTTGATTTATTGGTTATTCAGAAAAGATTTACCAATGGTTCTCTTTTTATCTCAAATGGTGCTAAAGTAAAGAGTGTAAATGGAACTACAATAACATTTGAAGACCCAAGTTCTACTGGGTTATGTCCCTTTGCGGCGAATGATTTAATACTTTCAATTAGATTTAAACCAGACTCTACTACTGTAATGAGAAGCGTTTATGCTACCGTTGTATCGGTTTCCGGTGCTTCGATAGTAGTTACTTATACTTCTGGTACATTCCAAGCTGGGGATGATGTTGCGAGAGTTGGCAATACCACAGATGCAACACGTCAAGGCATGGTTTATCTTACAGCAGACGATACAACAGCACCTTATATTGATATAGTTACGGGTGTGAATAGTTGGGTTGCATGGAGTTCTACAAATAAGGTTGTAGCTCGTTTAGGACGATTAAAAGACCTTGCAACTACTTCTTTTGGGACTTTAGGAGATGTTATAGGGCTTTATATTAAGAACAGCCTATATATTGATGATGGTAATATTAACATGGGAACTACCGGATATGTAAGAGCTGGCCAGACCGCTTATAATACAGGTTCGGGATTTTGGCTGGGATATGCTGGTGGAGTTTATAAGTTTTCGTTAGGCAATTCATCTACAAACTATATCACTTGGGACAACACCACTTTAACAGTAGCGGGAACGATAAACATTACAGGTGGGACAGGATTCCCCTCAACTTATTATAGCGCCTCTACAAGTCCTCCGGCAACTCCAAAAACGCAAGATATATGGTATCAGACCGATACGGGTAAAATGGTCAGATACAACGGTTCGGCTTGGCAAGATACGGCGAATGATACTACTTTAGCACTTACAACGGGCGTTTCTTTAACCGCAGGTGGAATTACTTTAGGTACGGCAGCGGCTTTCAAAAGCGGAATGACTTCTTATGTTGATGCGGTAAATGCGGGTTTCTTTTTAGGACTTGTTACAAGCGTGCCTAAATTTAAGATGCAAAATGCAGGTTCTACAAAATACTTTTTATATGACGGTGCGGATTTAAGTTTAGTTGGCGGTACAATTACAGGCGGTACAATTCAAACGGCGGCGAGTGGAGATAGAATATTGTTAGATGGTAGTACGGCTATTCTATATTCTAACGATATTACAAACGATAGACAGTTAACGGTACGTCAAGGGATGGTAAAAAGTGCAAGTTACACTACTGGATTCCCCTATGCTAATGTTGCTCCCGGTTATTTTTCTATACAAATAGATAACGCCTCTGGTGCGCCATACTTTACGGTAACAAGAGCAGAATCTTCAAGTGGATATTATGATAGATGGTTTACGGGTGATAGGTTTTATACTTCTCAATGGTTGCGAGCTAAAGTGGGTTTACAGGTAGCAACCGATTCTTACGAAAGTACCGTCCCTACATTTTCAGTTAATTCGTCCGGTCAAATAACAAAAATAAACAATGTTGTTACATCTGGTTATGTCCCTATTTCAAACGGTACTCATTATGAACCGAGAGCTTTGGCATCAACAGATATAAACGCAAACGTATCTTCAACTGAATTTGATTACTTAGACGGTGTTACAAGTGCTATTCAAACGCAGTTAGACGGTAAGCAACAAAAGTCATCTTACATGAAACTCGTTTCAGCTTACACACTTGCCAATACAACGGCTTTGCAAAAAGCTTTTAATGTTGGTAGTGGTTCGGGTGGGGAGTATAATTCGGGCGCAAATAGAACAATTAGATTTAATTGTAAAATATCTTTATCTGCTTTATCTTCAAGTTCCTGCGGTTGATGTTACAATAATACCCTCAACATTAATCCAAGCATTTGTAGCGGTATTTGTTGCGCAAACTTGAGTAATTGTGGCAACTGTTGAATATGTTGATTGTGCGTTTACAGGTGCTGAAGAAGATGCTTTTCTTGTTATTGCTGTATAATCAATAGACGCTATTCCCGCAGTTCCTAAAAAGCCAAATGATAAATCCCCAGAACTTGAAGATAAAGCAGATAAAGATATTTTACAATTAAATCTAATTGTTCTATTTGCGCCCGAATTATACTCCCCACCCGAACCACTAC